TCAAGTTTTTGTTGTAATACTGCTAAACGCTCTTCGCTCCGGGCGACACTGTTTTTAAAGACTTTCATGATTTCCCTCACATAAAAAAAGGGGACCCTTTCAGGCCCCCTTAGCTCTCCTTAACTGCAGTTACTCCTGCAGCCACTCGTCTGGAATCGACTTGTGCGCCCATAAAAAACCATGCTTATCGCAGTAGCTTGCATAGGTGGACTTCGACCCCTTGTAGAGTTTTGAATTGCAATTACTAAATACAAACCGGATGTCAATATCTGGGTGCTGCTCACGAATCAAGACATGCTTCTGTCTATCTTTGGTGTCCCAGATACCTTTTGTCTCGACATAAAAAAAGCCGCCTTTCTTTGGCAGCTTAAAATCAGGTGTGTATCTGTGATTGCTCTTTGGTATTACATAGTTAATCTTGTCAGTCTCATACAGAAGCTCTATCCCTGCTACCATAATCTGTGCAGCTGCTTTGTCTTCAAGACCGCTTCGATAACCATGTCGAATACCACGTTGTTTAGAATCGGTCTGCCGATTGTGTTTGGGGCGCATCTTCCGCATCGAAAGCTTCCTGTAGAATGTCCTGGCCTACAAAACCGCCCTCAACGGCATCAAATCCATCACCACCTTGCTCACCACTAGACACAGGCTCTATGACCTGGACTCTTGTGAGCTGCAGCGTGACACCCTTAGAACCACTAACTTCGTATGGAGCTATGAAGCCCCCTACTTTAAGCACTGAGCCTCCCCAGATTTTTGGTACTTGTTCACCGACCAGGTTAGCCCCAGTCGCATCAAAAAAACTTGGCACATATTTAGACTTCGTCAGGAACACTGTCTCTCCAGTATCTTCGTCAGTCTTGTACGGCAAACGAGCTTTACTCCAATTCTTTCCAAATTCAGATTCAGCGACCTGGTTAATCATCTCTACTAGAGCAGAAGCATCGTCCACTATGAGATTAGTTTTGTACTTAGGGTCACCACCGAAAGCGGTGTCTGGTTGGTTCAGCCAGGGATACTGTGCGCGGCCTTTGTTGCTCGTAAATTTAACTCTGTTGTTCTGAGACATTTGTCTCTCCTTTGGTGTTTCAGTAAAAGTTTAAGTTTCTTCAGACAATAGGAAACGCCCTTCTGAGTAATCAAAAGTTAACGATTTTAGGTAGGGTTCTATTCTCTTAGGGTGGACACAATAGAATGTCCAGGGTGTGACTAGCTAAAACAATACTCAGAGTTGAGTACATTTAGCAGGTTTAAATCACCTTTTAATGGGATGGTTACATCAAGTCTATCTAAACCTTCTTGCGACAACTGTTTCTTCGCATGGCCTAAAAAGCTTTTATAGAGACAATACCCATCATACATCTCCACAAAAGTCTCACGTACTGACTCATACATCACCTCTGTTTCAGCAGGGGTAGTACCGAATGAATCATGGATACAAAAGAAGCTTGTGACCCCTTTTGACTTACTTCTTAAAACAGCTCTCATCAAGTGTGAGCTATCCATGGCGTGAATGCAGTTTGGTGCAATTGCACTCTTGGACTTCTTCTTATCAACCTTTGACATGGCGCTCCTGGACCGCAGTGTCGTTTGAGACCGCTTCCTGACTCCTGCGTCACGGTCATACAGAAAGATTTTCACCTTCTTGACATCCCAATGGGTGTAGCGTTGGACCATAGGGAAACCAGTAGGAGTCTCAAACTTAACGTGCTTCCCCTCGTGAGCTAAGGCACCTGCAATCTTCTGGAAAAAGCTCATGCCCTCCGCTGCACTGGAGACAACCTCTTGGACTGACTGGTAGTTGACCTCAGCTAAAAGCCTGGCACACTGCTTATGCACCCATTCATCATCCGTAAAAGGGTGTACAAATAGCTTACCTGACCGTTTGTCTAACTCCTTACGCATGACTTTGGTCGCCATCTTTTTCATTACGTCTTCCATTAACTGGTCACCAAAGCCGAACTTACCAGAGCTATAGCCATAGGTCATGACGTTGCGTTTACAGACACCACGGTCAACACCCATCGCTAACCAAAGCTTAGCGTGAATCTTTCGGTCAGCTCTTTTTTCATCTGCAGTAATGACCTTCCCATCTGCATCTTTGGAATCCAAAACCCAACCTTCAAAGTAAGAGGGGTCTGCAATTTGCTGCAACCTCTTAACTGACACCTCAGCCACAGCGCCATAGATATCCTTGGGTTTATCTGACGGTATCAAGTTAACCAGGGCACCATCTTTTGAACTCAAAGATGCAGCAGCATAGTGTTGGATTCCACTGCATGAGGCATCGATTGAAATTGGCAGGCCACAGTAGTACACCCCCAGACCTGCGTCTTGACAGTCCATGTACCTGGCAAACTCATGACATGCTGCAAGAAACTGGAATGGTTTGTCGGCCTTAGACCAAATTCTATATGTTCCTTCAAAGTCATTACCGATACTGTAAATCAACTTAGCTCTACGATTCACCAGGTCCACTCGTTTAGCCAGGGACTGCTTACTAATCTTGTTAAGGTCCCACACGTTAGCAATATGGATGGCGAGCCATTCGATACTGTTTTCATCTAACTTGGTCTCATCAGCAAGCATGAACATAGCTTTGATATGGTCATCTCTGTGGTAGCTAAAGTTACTTGTTGGATAAACTCTTTGTCTGAAGTCCAGGTTCCAACCTAAGTAAAATTGGTTATACCCTGTGAGTTCTGTTGCATCCTCAAGGTCTTGCTGCATCATAGTGACCTGACCATCAATCTCACGATTCTTGGACCTGACAGATTTTGCATCAAAGATAAATTTCTTTTGGTCATCTAGGGGTAGAGAAGAAAAGTCCTGTGGCTTATGGAGGTAGTCAAGATGGTCTTTGACAGGGAACTTGGTAATGTTCTTACTGTTTTCCCAGGCCCACTTCACTGCAGACAAAACATACTCGTTAATCTTTAAGGGGGTGTCTTGGAGGGCATTCAATGCCTCTATGTAATCAGGCTTTGGCTTCCCATCCTGCAGCTGATACTCAATTGCTTTACGCTGTGTATAGCAACTTTGTCTTACAAGGGACGTTTGAGCAGCACTGTCATCAGAGTAATAGCATCCAGTATCAAACTTAACCCAAGGCTTAGGTTTTATAACCAGTGGCCTGAACATAGGTTCCTGCCAAGACTGTAAGAAGTCCATACTAGCAATGGCATCCCTAGCTTCTTTAGTGAGACCCACCATCGTCTTGTGAGTAGAAGGCTTACTGCTAGGCTTCTTGACCCAAGTATCAAACAACGGACTGGCCTCAATGATGCAGCTAAAGACAATAGAGGCTACTTTGGTGTGTCGGTCAGACTCTTTGTCCCAAGATTCAAACTTGTAACCTTTCTCTTTGGCCCAATCTCTTGCTGCTCTTTCTCTGTAGAAATCACTAGAGATGTTCTTAACGACATTAGTCTCTATAGATTTCGCTAGGTTTAAGTCAAACTTCTTTAGACCAACAGCCCATTGCTCAAGCTCGATACGCTCACCGATAGACTGTAAGACTTTAGTCCTGGTCTTTCCTGTAGACACACCTTCATAACATGCTGCAAGACCTATGTACGCAGCAGTCATGGAGTCCACTGATTGCAGGTCCTTAAAGCCACAGGATTTACGTCCACGGTGTTTAGCTTCTTCATAAAGAAGATAATCTTGGATTGCTTGAGCAACCTTGGGTAAAGCCTCAGTGATAAGCTTATGAGGATTATTCTGAGTTGAGAGCTTAGAGTTGTTCTCTAGTCTCTTAAGATACTTGTCTCTTCCGTCTGCGAACATCTTAAGTTCACGGTCCATTTGTATGTCATATGTTCCATCAATCTTCTGCTGCATTTCAGTGTCTCCCTCGACGTTTGTATTCTCTTAGGGTGGACACAATAGAATTAGCCTTAAAATACGTGATTTCATAGGTATTTATACAGTACTACATTCCGTGAATGTCTTTCTACCCTTTCCTGCAAGTCTTTTAACAAATCTTTGGTGACTAGAGCCGCTTTTTATGCCCTCTTACATCTCAAATTTACTTGATAAAGCATAACCCTAGACAAAAAAAAGCCTCCGTGGTGGAGGCTCTAGTACTATTAGTGCAGCGTAGGTTTGTCTGGTAGTCTCCCCTCATTACCAGGAACAGGTTCCAGGTCCTCCAGGTCAAAACAATCAGTGGCAAACCCTAACGCAATCTGGAACTGTAAGGGAACTTTGGTTACTTGTTTCTTTTTGTCATCCTCTTCTGTACATAATTCGCCCCAATGCTCAGGGTAATCCTCAACCAATTGTCGACGGAGTTTATCTATCTCCTCCTCGCCCTCATGTTTACCTTGAGCGCAGGCCGCTTCCATCATTAAGTTCCATAAATCAATTTTCCATTGTCTAAAAGTCATGCTGCCCTCTCTTCAAGTTTTTTCATGATGATAGCCAAATTGTCTTTCTTAGCGTGGACATACTTCTTCGTCGTAGCTATCGACTTATGACCTAGGATTGTACCCACGATTAACGTATCCACATTAAACTCCATAGCCAACCTGGTTGCACAGGTATGTCTAAGCACATGAAATACAAAGTGTTCGTCATACGGTGCCAGGCACTGCTTTGCTAACGCCCAGGTATCGTAGAACTTACGATTGGTCCAGACACTAGAAGGACAGTTGTCCAGGTTACGCAGAGCCTCTCTTGCTGAGGCGTTCATGGGGACTGTGCGTTCTGAGCCATTCTTAGTGTTCGTAAGCTCGATAAAGTTACCACAGGGGCTAATGGTGCCAATTGTCTTCTTGGGCTTAGGATTGTTAATAGACAGTATCTCACCTAAGCGCATCCCAGTGTTAACTCCCATTAGAACAAAGTCAGCCATCCAGGGATGGTCTGAGTCTAAGAAGAACTCAACCAGGTCATCAACCTCCTGGTCCGTGTACCACCTGGGTCTTCCAGATTCAACAGTCTTCCACTCAACTTGTGGCGCGTAGTCCATCAGCTTCTTGTTTACAGCCTTCTTAAATAAGCGACTATAGGCTGCCAGGTACCTGTTGACTGTAGAGTCAGCTAGGCCCTCTTCTTTCAGGTGGTCCATGAAGTCATAGAGGTCATCGTCAATGTAGCTGCCGATTGCTCTCGTTCGGTTGTTACTAAAGTTACTTAGGCGGTTGACCATAAAGTTACAGTCTTTTAAATACTTGTCCTGCCAAAGTCTCTTTCCGTACTTATCAAAAAATGTTTCTAGGGTTAAAGTTTCCATTTAAGTTACCTCTCAGTGTACGGCATCAAGGCCGTCTAGGAAGCCCCTGGTGGGGACATTTTGTGTTACCCATAAAAAAAAGACCCGGAGGTCTTTGTTCGTCGATTTCTATAGATTTTGTCTATTGCCTTTTCGCATGTAGAGACTATTGAGCAGCTAGTTACATGGTTAGAGCGCTCGACTCATAATCGATCGGTCGTAGGTTCAAGTCCTACTGGGCCCA